GGCGAGAGCCTCCACGGATTTATCGTTTTTATCGAACTGAGAGGTGGCGAGCTTCATTTCGGAGCCGAGCACCTTGAAGGACTGGTTGATCTCCGCCAGCGCTTTTTTGAACTCCTTTTCGCCCTCAAGACCGATCTTCAGTCCGAAACTGTCTGCCATGTACCGTCACCTCCTTAAATGCCGTCTGGGATAATATCGTCAATGTAGTGTTCGTGAGCAGGAATAGCCTGCCCGTTATACTGTTTGTGGCACTCCCACAGATCCAGCAGCAGACCAAACGGCATCAGCCACACCTCATCCTGGCTGAGATGAAGATGGGCAAGGCCGTAATAAAGAAGCCGGGTAAACAGCTCCGCATCGGAGACAGTTACCCGACTTGTGCGTTTTTTGCGTCTTTCTCGCTTTCCACATTCCGCTTGGTGCCCTTATAGAGCGCCTCCGTAATGGCGGTTTTGTATCCGGCGAGATCAAGCGGCGTGGTCAGAAGCTCCACCACATCTTCGGTGAGCAGCTCCTTGGGGTGTTCCTTATCCTTGAGGTTGTGAATGAGGATGCTCTGATTTGCCAGAAGTGTGATGAGCCACACGATCTCTCCGATAGCCATTTCAAAGTTCTCTGACTTCATCAGCTTCTCACCGAGGTTTTCCAGCCCACCGTATCGACCGGCGATCTCCTTGGTAGCCTTGGTCGTGAGGAGCAGCGTATATTCCTCATCACCGATAGTGATGACTGCAGTTCTCTCGTTATCCATTGTGTGTTACCTCCGTTAACCCTGTTTTTCGGGTGTCGTGGTATAGGTCGGCTCATAGACTTCCTTATACCAGTTCGTGATAGTCGCAGCGGTCACATCGCCCTCCAGTGCCTCCGCTTTCCACGGGTGCTTGCCGCCTGCGTCTGCTTTGTTGCGGCGCAGAATGGTGCCTTCAATGGTCGGCGTAGAGAAAGTAATGCTGTCGCCCTTGGTGGCAAGGTTCGTCGCCGGAATACCGAATTTCACACGGTACAGCCAGTAATACTTGTACTTGCCGTTGGACTTCTTAGCACGAAAGCCCACCGCCACGGGATCGTCGCCGTCCTCGGATGCGGAAATCAGCACCTTGTTTTTGTCGATGGTTGCACCCGTGAGGTCGGATGCCGCCGTAGAGCCGATATCGTCAATGCCGAGGGAGAGTGTGCCGGATTTGAATTCCTTTACGATCTCCGAAGCACCGTCGTCGGCGTAGAGCGTAGCTTCAGCCAATTCCACCGAAAGGTCGGCGGAGATGGCTTTGGCAAGCTGAGACGGCGTACCGTATGTTTCCTCACCGGCATCGTTCTCGGTGATTTTTGCGTAATACAGTCTGTCAAGACCGATCGTTGCCATGATTCATTCCTCCAGTTCGTAGATTTGCGCCACGTCAATGGCGTAGTGATGGTAGCCGGTCTCGGTCTCAAAGCCGATGTACCGGCGGTCGGTAATATAAAAATCCGCACCCAGCAAGGCACGGACAAGGTCATTTTTCAGTTTGGTGTAACTGCCCTTTGTGAAGAGGGACAGCCGTGCCTCCTGCGTTTCGCAGCCGGGGGTGTTGTCAGCGTGAAGCTCAAAGCTGTCCGACAGCGGCGTAATCACCAGATAGGTGTCCGGTGCTTTACCGGAGAACACACCCGTTTCCACGGACACGCCGCAATGCTCGGCGATGGTTTGTAAATCGGATAGCAGACTCACAGCTTTTCCACCTCCTCATCCAGCGCCTTGGTCATGGCATCGATGCATTCCTGCCGGGATGCCGTTTTCGCAGGTTTCAGAAACGGTTTTGCAGGCTGACCGTGCTTGCCGTATTCGATGATGTTGGCCAGCTTGGCATTGCTGCTGCCGTCCGAGCGGGGTTCTGCGAAGCCGACCTTGATGTCGTGGTTACCGTCCCGGTTCAGTTTGGAGGGAGAAAGGCCAAGCGCACCTTCCAGTTCGCCTGTGGTGCGGGATTTGAACTTTGTCCCTCTGCCAATAACGGAGGAGAGATTGCTCTTGACTTTTTTCAGCACCACCTCGCCACCGGCCTGCAGGACGGTATCCGCAACGCTGTCAAAGTTGCTGCCGAGCTTGGAAATCTTCAGGAGGAAATCCTCCGGCATTTTCATATCGCACTTAGCCAACGGTCGGCACCTCCTTCTTTGCCAGCACCTCAATGTACATCCCACGCCCCTTTACATCCTCCACGGACACAATGTCGTAGCGACAGTCATCGCAGATGAGAAACTGGTCGGTAGTGACCGTCAGCCCAGGAATATACCGAAAGCGGAACAGGTCGGTCGCTTCACTGAATGCAGCGAGGTTTGCCCACCGCTGACTGCCGTGCCGACCTTCCCGATAGACACGGACGGAAGCGAGGACTTCATCCTCAGAATGAGTAAAGCCCTCGCTGTCCTTGACTTGGCGGGTTTCTACGATGTCGGCAAAGCCGTTCATTTTTCCGAAGCTCATACCTGCCACCGCCTATCCAAACGGAGAAGCAGATTAACCGTGTTCCACACCTGTTGTGCCGCTCCGGTGTTATCCGCAAAGAAGCCGCCTGTCGAGCCATCTCTCGATTCATAGAAGTGGGAGGACAGCATGATAACGGCCTGCTCCGTGGTAGGCGGCATGGGGTTCTCCGTGTAATAGCCCTCCGGGATGTGCTGGTAGCTTTCGGCGTAAGAAACAGCGGCGGTGATGTAGCTTTTTAGCAAGGCATCATCCGCCGTGTGTTCCAGGATAAGGTTGGCTTTCACTTTGGAAAGAAGCTCGTCCATCACCGCCGCCTCCTTTCATTAGGTGCCGGAAGAGGCAGTGCCCTTCTGCTGCAGCACCTTGATAGCTTCGGGCAGAATGAGCTTGCCGTCCAGGCGCTTGGATGCGATGAAACCGATCTGACCGGTCTCCGCAAAGCGCTCGTTCAGACGCTTGAAGGTAATACCCAGGCGGTCGCCGATCCAGTAGTAGTTGAAATCCCCGAATGCTACAGTTTTCTTACCTGCCGCCAGTTCGGGAGCATAGGGAGAAGTATAGATACGCTTGCCGAGCAGCGTATCAAAACCGCCCTCATGCAGAGCGGGCTGCCACAGATACTGACCATTGGAGTCCTTCAGCTTGCGGATGTTCTTCATGGTGGAGTCATTCAGAAGCCACACGGCGTTCTTGCGATAGGCGCTGTTCAGAGAGTAGAACAGGTCGATCAGCTCGTCGGCAGTGATGGCGGTCGCGGAAGCCGCCGTGACACCAAGCTGACCGCCGCCCGTAGCATTGAAAATACCCATGGGCTTGCCGCTGCCGTCGCCGGTGAGGAACGCCTCTTCCTCCTTGTTGCCGATGCGACGGGCAAACTCGGTGCGGAAGTAGGCTTCCAGGTCAAAGGCAGAGTCGTTCAGAAGCTCTTCGGACACCTTGATCATGGTAGCGACCTTGTGTGCGCCGATAAGCTGCTGACCGAATGCATCATCACCTTCGGGAATCGTGCCTTCCTCATCGACCCAAGCGGCGGTGCCCTTGGTGGCAACGACGGGGATTTTGTGGCTGCCGGATGCGGTGGTAATGACATGAGCCAGGCTTCTGACCACATTCTCTGCGGAAAGGGACTGCACCAGGGTCTGCTCGAATTCGTCGGGAACGAGGTAGCCGCCCTCACTGTCCACGCCTTCCTGCAGAGCGTTGCGGATCTCTGCGGTCAGCATACCACCCTTGGTACGGGCCTGCGCCCAGAATGCCTTCTTATAGGCGTCAGAGGCTCGACCGGTTTTGGTATCTACCTTTGCCGTATCAGGCTTCTGCGTGATGGGAGTGTTGACTGGGGTGTTCAGTTCTCGCTCAAAAGCGTCCAGACGCTCCTGACGCTCGATCTCGTGGCCGAGGTCGACAATCTCCTGTTCCATCTTCTCATAGGTGGCGGTGTCCTCGGCGGAGAGGACACCTTTGTCGCTTCTGTGGGAGTCGAGGAACGCCTTCGTCTGCTCCCAGGTCTTTGCACGCTGTGCGCGCAGTTCGTTGATTTTACTCATTGTTTGTATCCTCCTTAAGGTTTGATCAGTGCGAGTCTCTTTTCGAGCTCGGAGATGGGTGTGCCTGCACTTTTCGCAGGTTCGGACGGGGTGTGATGGCTCTTGACCTTGGACATAAGCGAGTTGGTGACGGCTCTGCGGCTGAACACGAAGCTGTCCTCCGCAGCGCTGCTTTCACCGTCTGCTTTGAACAGCAAATCATCGGCAAAGCCAAGCTCCACAGCCTTGTTGGCATTCATCCAGGTCTCGGCATCCATGAGGTGGCTGAGCTTGGCACGGGACAAGCCGGTCTTGATCTCATAGGCATTGATGATGCTTTCCTTGACTTCGGAGAGCATATCGATTGCCTTCTGCATCTCCTCGCTGTCACCGATAGCGACCGTCAAGGGGTTGTGGATCATCATGAGCGCCGTGGGCGACATGAGCACCTTTGTACCCGCCATCGCAATGACGGATGCGGCAGAGGCGGCAATGCCATCGATCTTGACTGTGACGTCGCCGTGGTAGTCCATCAGCATATTGTAGATTTGGGCGGCTGCCACGCAGTCACCACCAGGCGAGTTGATCCAGACGGTGATATTCCCGGAGCCAGACATCAGCTCATCCTTGAAAAGCTGCGGCGTGACATCATCGTCAAACCAGCTTTCCTCAGCGATCGTGCCGTTTAAGAACAGGGTTCTCTCTTGGATCTGTTCCTGTGTCTCCTCGTTGGTCACCGTCCTGCTTTTCCAATTCCAGAACTTCTTCATCGGATTTTTCCTCCTTTCCGTTATCGGTGTTGATATTTGCAAAAGCTCCGGCGTTTTGCAGCGGGAGCATATTGCCGTTGATAAGGTACAGGTCGCCGCCGTCCTCTGCCGGGATACGGTCGAGGTTTTCCAGCTCTCGGATGTCGTTGGCGGACATCCAGCCGTTCTGACGACCGATAGCGTACCCGTTCATGCGGCTCTGATAATCGCCGCGGAGCAGGCCTTCCAGATTGAACTTCACGAAATACACGGCTTTTTCGTCCTTGGACAGGAGCGACCGCTGAATGGACTGCTCCCAGCGGATGACCCAGGGGTCAAGGGTGTATTTCACGAACTCAAGGGACTGCTGTTCGATATTAGAAAAGCTCGACTTTTCCAGGTCGCCGACCATGTGAGGTGGCACTCGGAAGATTCGAGCGATTTCATTGATTTGGAATTTTCGTGTTTCGAGAAACTGCGCCTGCTCCGGCGAGATGCCGATGGGCGTATATTTCATGCCTTCCTCAAGCACTGCGATTTTGTTTGCGTTTCCACTGCCGCCGAAGGTGGACTGCCAGCTCTCCCGCACACGCTGCGGATCCTTGATCGTGCCGGGGTGTTCCAGCACACC